TCGCCTATTGGTCCGTCGACGGCCGGCAACTTGCCGTCCGCGGCAATCTGGAAGTCATGCCGTCACGCTACGAGCGCACCGGCATCGCCGGCCAGGACGCCGTGCACGGCTATTCCGAATTGCCGGTTGTGCCGTACGTCGCCGGCGACGTCTCGACGCTGGAAGGCACCAGCGTCGAGGCGATCGACGCGGTCACCGACTCGACCATCACCGTCGAGGCGGCCAACGGCACGGTGTACGTCTTGCGCCGCGCCTGGCGGGCCGAGCGATCGACCGTCAACACGCGCGACGGGCAATTCCATGTCCGCTTTGAGGGCATGTCTTGCGACGAGCTCGTTGCCTCGGCGGCATAAGGAAAACACGCAATGGCCGTCAACGTGACCGATATCAAGGCGCGCGAGGCAGCGGCGCCGCCGATCCCCGAGGAAAAGGAAACGCCGTTACCCGGTTACACTTGCGAGCTCACGCGGCCGATCGAGGCGCATGGGCAAACCGTGACCGTGCTCGTCTTTCGCGAGCCGACCGCGCGCGATCTCCTGTCGATCGGCAATCCGGTGATCTTCGATCCGATCTCCGACCCGCCGAAAATCATGCACGACGAAAAGCGCATGAACGCGATGCTCTCGGCGCTCGCCGGCGTCCCGCCGTCCTCGATCGCCTCGCTCACGACGCGCGATTTCATTACATGCGCCTGGGGCGTGACGCCTTTTTTCGTGCCAATGCCGGGCAAGATTTGATCGGCGATTGCATTGGCCTTGCGCTCAACTTTCACTGTAGCCCGCTCGCGTTCGCCGATCTTCCCATGTCGCAGGTGCACGACCTCATTCGCGAGCTAGTCGCGGTCAAGGATCGCAATGCCTAACGAGCAAGACGAGGTCGTCAAGATCGTTGTCGAGGTCGTCGACAAGTTTAGCAAGCCTCTCGACGACATGCGGAAGCAACTCACCGGCGTCGGCGACAAGGCGCCAGGCGCCGACAAGCTACAAGGACATTTCGAGAATTTCCGCAAGGCGATCCGCAACGTCGGCAGCGCGCTTAACGTCACGCTATTGCCGGCGTTGCGCTCGCTCGGTCTTGGTTTTGCCGGGATCGCCGCCACGATCTTCGCGACGGTGACGGCGCTCAGAGGCTTTGCCGGTAACCTCGACGTCCTCTCCCGCCTCTCGCGCGAGACGGGCCTCACGATCGACAACATGCGCGAGCTCGAGGCCGTCGGCCGCCGCGTCGGCGCCACGACCGCGGAAATGCGCCAGGGCTTTCGCGACTTTGCCGCGGAAATGCACAAAATCCGCGCGCACGTTCAAAGCGAGACATTGACCGGATTGCGCGAGGTCGGGCTCAACGAATACGCCAACCGCTTGCGCCAGGCCAAGACGACCGCGGAAGCCGAAGCCCTGATGTTCCAGGAGCTCGACCGAATCCGCGACCCGACCGAGCGGCGTCGTTTCCTCGCGTTGCATTTTTTCCCGCCGGAATTTGCCGCTGCCACGCGCGCGGAACGCGAGCGACTTGTTGCCGAATATCGCAAGCAAGTCGGGGCAACCGACAAGGGCGCGATCGACGCCTCCAAGCGATTCGAAAAGTCATTATGGGACCTGGGCAATTCGTGGGAAGCCCTCACGAAGCAAATGGCGCGCGACGGCACGCTTGAGGGCGTCGTCAAGTCGCTGGAGTCGAGCCTCGACTCGATCGACAAGATCAACAATGCCATTCGCGGCATAGGCAAGCCGGCGCCGGGATCGTTGGGCGACAAGCTCGTCGGGCCGCGCTCGGAGCAATGGCATTTGCCAAAACCGCCGGGCCGGCCGCTGACATGGTGGGAAATGCTGTTCGGCATGGGATTCCGTACCGTCGATCCCGAGCATCCGGCGGCGACGCCGCAAAGCGACGACAAGGCCAAGGACACGATCAAGCAAGGCACGAGCGAGGGCATCGTCGAGGGCCTCAAGAAAATGTCGCTCGATACCGGCGGCGGCACCTTTGGCGGTGCGTCGCTGATCCGCGCCTCGCTCGGCGGCGGGAGCCGCGGCGGTGCCGGCGGCGACAACGAGAGTGAGCCGGCGCCCGGCGGGCGCGCCAGCATACCGGGCAACCGGCGCGGCGTTGCCGGTGCCGTCGTCGACGAGCTCCGCAAGTCGGGCCTGTCCGACGAGGCGATCGCCGGCATCCTGGCGAATATCGGATCGGAGTCGGGTTTCGATCCGACCTTGCGGCATCCCGACCAGCCGGCCTACGGCGGCGAGGCGCATTACGCGCACGGCCTCTATCAAGAGGGCGGCGCCGAATGGAATAATTACGCGCGCTGGCTCCGCGAAAACCATCCCGGCGCAAGCTGGCAAGACCCGCGGTTACAAACGCAATTCCTCTTGCATCGGCTACAAACCGGCTATCCGAAACTGTGGGAAAAACTGAAACACTCGGGCCGCACCGGCGCGGCGATCGCGTTCTTGCGCGAGTATATGCGGCCGGCACAACGGTATCAGAACGAGCGCGCGCGCCAGTATCAGCGCGGCTTGCCCGGCGTCGAGGACTATACCGGCGCGCCGCCGGGCGGGTCCGCACCAAAAAGCGATACGCCGCCGCCGCCGGCACCGGCAGCGGTGCCGCGCGAACGGTTGCACGAGGCATCGACGACCGACCAGGGCGCGCCGAGGGCCGAGGGCGCGGCGTCGCTCCGCGTCATGCTCAACGGCTTTCCGCGCGGGACGCGCACGAGCACCGAGGCGAGCGGGATGTTTACCGAGGTCGAGACGCACCGCGGCAATATGCTGGCAACCGAGCGCGCTTAAATGGCCGAACAGGACGAAGCGATCAAGGTCGTTGTCGAGGTCGTCGACAAATTTTCAAAGCCGCTCAACGACCTCAAGAAAGAGCTCGACCGCCTGAGCGATCGCGGCGGCGACGGCGCGACAAAGGTCAAGCGGCATTTCGACGCCTTGCGCGAGGCAGCGAGCAATGTCGGCGCCGCGCTCAACGCGACGGTCGTGCCGGCCTTGCGCGCGGTTGGCGTCGGCTTTGCCGGCGTCGGCGCGACCATTGCAACGGCGATTACCGCGCTCAAGGGCTTTGCCGGCACGACCGAGATTTTGTCGCGCCTGAGCCGGGAAACCGGCATTTCGATCGACCGGATGCGCGACCTTGAGGCGGTCGGCCGGCGCCTCGGCATATCGGCCGGCGAAATGCGCGCCGGCTTTCGCGACTTTGCCGCGGAGATGCACAAGACGCGGCTCGGCATCGGTGAAAGCGCCAAGGATTTACGGCTCCGCGGCCAGGGCGAATTTGCCGAGCAATTGCGCCACACCAAGACCAACGCCGAGGCGCTTGAGCTCATCCTCAACAAGCTCGACCAATTGCACGATCCGCAACACCGGCGCGACTTCCTCAAGGCGCGGGGACTACCGCCGGGCCTGGCCGACGCCAACCGCAAGGAACGCGAAAAGCTTATCCAGGAATGGCGCGCCAGCGTCGGCGCCACGACCAAGGAGGACGAGAACGCCGCCGACGCCTTTGAGCACTCGATCTGGCGCATGGGCAACGCCTTCGAGGCGCTCACGCAAAAGCTCACGACCGAGGGTACGCTCGACACGTTCACTAAGTCGCTTAGCAGCATCGCCGACCTGGTCCCGCGCATCATCAAAGGGATCAACGACCTCTCGACGTTCTGGGGCACGTTCCAGCAATTTATGGGAGTATCGCCGACCGGCCCGCAAAAAATGTCGTACGGCGGCGGCACGTTTGGCGGCGCGCAAGTCATGCGCGCCTCGCTCGGCGGCGGCGGCGACGACAAGGCGAAAGAGACGATCGCCGAGGGTGTCGTCGAGGGCCTGAAAAAATGGGCGCTCGACGAAGGTCCCGAGGGACCGGGCGCGCATGGCGGCGTCGGCGGCGGTAGCGCCGGCGGCGATGGCGCCGCCCGCGTCATCCGCGCCTCGCTCGGCGGCGGTAGCGGCGATCCGGCAACCGCACCGCCGGGAAGCAAGGCCGCCGGATCGAGCGGCACCGGCGCCGAGCCGGATCAAACCGGCCGGCCCTCGCATACGCAAGGCTCGGTCACGGTCGGCGGCCAAACATTCGGTTGGGCCTCGGGCGGCCGCGGCCGCGGCTCGGTCCCGTTTGGCGACTACCCGATCAATTTCGGCGATATCGGCCCGATCGGCAAACGCATCGGGGCGGTTGCCTCGATCGGCGGCATGGGCGGCACGATCGACGACCCGCGCTATCCCGGCCGGCCGCGCGCCGGCATCGAGATACATCCCGGTTCGGGCGCGACGCTCGACCGGCTTTATACGCAAGGATGCTTTGCCGTGCCGCGCGCGCAATGGCCGGCGTTCAAGCGGGCTCTTTTGGACAAGGCGAAAGACGGTCCGCTCATGCTGCATATTGGCCGCGACGGGCGCGCCGCGGTCATGACGCGGAAAGAATACGAGGCGCAACACGCCAAGCCGCCGACGGCGGCGGCCAAGCCGCAAAGCGACGCGCCGCGCCCGCCAGCGGTGCCGCGCGAGAAAATGATGGACGCCGCCGCGCGATCGAGCCAGGTCGCGCGCATCGAGGGCGCGGCCTCCGTCCGCATTGATCTCCCCGGTTACGGGCGCGCACCGGCAACCTCGAGTCCGTCGGCCGGCGCGTTTTCCGAGGTCGCATTGCACCGCGGGAACACGATCCCCTACGCGAGCGAAAGCGCATAAATGGCAACACCGCTCTGGCGCATGATGCTCGTTCCGGCGACCTTTCGCCTGGCGCCGTTCCATGTCGATGCCAACTCGCGGACCTCGGGCCGGCGCATTGTGCTCCATGAGTTTCCCAAGCGCGACACGCCGTACGCCGAGGACATGGGCCGCTCGGCGCGGCGCTTTCCAGTGACCGGCTACGTCATCGGGCCGGATTATCAGATATGGCGGGAGCTCCTGGTCCTCGCGCTTGAGGCCGAGGGACCGGGCCTGTTGACTCTGCCGACATGGTTGCAACGCGATACGATCCTCGTGCAAGCGCGCGAATACACCGTGCGCGAGACGCGCCAGGCCGGCGGCATGGCCGAGTTTGAAATGCAATTCGTCGAGGCCGGCGAGGCCGGCTTTTCCAGCAATGTCGGGTCGCAACAGCAAGCAAACGCCGCCGCCGACAGTACGGAATCGCAAACGGTTACCGCGTCGGGCGACGAGCTCGGCAGCACCGGCAACAGTTTCGGCGCCGGCGGTTCCGAGGATGCCGTATTTGGCGACTCTGCCGGCAGCGGCACCGGCACCGGCGGCGGCGGCACGGTGACGATCGGCGAGCCCGAGATCGGCAACCCGGCCGGCGACCTCGGCGGCGGCGGCTAATGCAAGCCCTCGCGCGCGAGGAAGCGACCAAGGTCGTCGCGACGGTGATCGCCGACCTCGTCGCAACCGTGACCATTGATCCCGGCCGACCCGGCTCGCTGTTCCGGCTCGCGGTCGGCGACCTCCTGGCCGACGCCGAGGAATTGGTCGAGACGGCCGCGATCGCTGAGCCGATCGCCAACGTGTTTAATCTCGCCCGCGCCGCCGGCGCGACCGTCGAGCAACTGGAAGCCATACGCCGCCGCACCATTGCGATCGCGGTCAATGCGTTCCCGGCCTGGTCGGTCGGCAATACCTGTATCCGTTGCTTGCTTGTGCAAATGGCGCGCATCCTCGCCGCCATGACGTTTGCAAGCCGGTCGGCAATCGACCGTTATATCGACGGCGTCAACCGCGCCTTTGACAACGCCGAGACGGTTGCCGCCAATGCCAGGGACCAAGCCTCGTATCGCTCGCTGATCGCGCTCCATGCGGCGGTGACGTACGACCTCACGACGCGCGCGCGCACGTTGCCGACGATCGTCGTTTATGATTTCGCGGTGCCGCGGCCGGCGCTCTGGATTTGCAACCGGCTTTACGGCGGCGACGAGCGGACGCAAGAATTGATCGACGAAAATAATCCCGTCCATCCCGCTTTCGTCCAGCAACCGACGCGAGCCTTGTCGCAATGAGAGGCCATGCCGAAACCCCAAGAGATTTGCGTCGTCCAGGTCGGCGGCACCAATTACCAATATTGGAAAGAGGTCGAGGTCGTCCGCGATCTCAACGAGGAGGTTTCGCAATGCTCGCTCGTCGTTGCCGAGGTCGGCGATCTCAACAAAGGCTGGAAATCCTTGCGGCTCAAGCCGGGCGATCCGGCCAAGGTCACGCTCGCCGGCCAACTGGCGGCGACCGGCGCCGTTGCCGTTCGCCAGGTCGTCTATGACGGGCAAAACCATAACGTCAAGATCGTCGTCCAATCGAAACCCGCCGATATCGTCAAGGGCTCGCTCGACCTCCCGCCGGGACAGTTCAAGAATCAAACGCTGACGCAACTCGCTAACGCGGCGCTCAAGAAATCCGGCATCTCGTTTTCATTGCGCGGCGCGATCGAGAACGCCGACAAGGTATTCGAGCGCGTGAGCGTTCACATGGGCGAAAGCCCGTTCCAGTTTATCTTGCGGCTCGCGCAAATGCGAAACATTCACATCATGGACGACGCGCTCGGCAACATCATT